GGATGGCCAATGTCTTTGCCGGCACGAGCCTGCTTGGCTAGATCACTGCGCTCACCTTTGCTGAGTAGTTTTTTGCCTGTGTCATGAGCAATTTCGGCCACTGCGCTTTCGTTGAGAGGTCGAGTCTCCGATTTGGTTTCAATGTCGGCCAGTTGTTTGTTTAGGTCATAAAAAAATGTCATTGCATTATCCTCTTGGGTTTGCGCCAGTGGCAGGGCGTGGTGGGCGATTAATTTTTGTCATTGGGCTCTTGGTACCCATGGGCAAGTCGTTTGTGGTTTCTGCCGGTGCTGTTTTACCACCGGCCACAGTAAAGTCACTGCGGTAGGCATTCTTGAGTACTGCGTGTTTGTAAGGATCGCCCGAGTAGTCTTTGCTCAATGCCTTCTGTTCAGCATCTGGTGCAGGGAAATCTGTGTCTTTCAATAGATCTTTATTTTGATCTTCGATCTTTTGTTTTTCTGATGCCATACTTTCTTCATAGGGCGTGGTTTGCATATTGATGCGATTTGGATCCATCATTAGAACTTGTGCCAATTGTTTGATTTGTGCATCAATGGCAGGATAGCGGAACTCAACATCAAAATAAGTTACACCTTCGTTTTGGTGTGCAGGGAAATCCGCAGGATTAAGTTGAATTGGAGTTCTCTTTGTTGGAGAAATTTTCACAGGATCAAATTGATCTAGCTTTTTCTCAAAGTTTTTGATCCAATCTGAATCTACATCTCCCACAATTTTAATGCGATAATTGTAGGTTTTAGTGGATTCAACCAGGTAATATTGAAAGTTTTTCATGATTAGTATCCTATACGATATTTATTCTGTTTTGGGTTTTTGATCGCGGTTGCCAATCAAACGCTCTAACAAATCGTTACGACTCAACACCTGCCCGTGAGCAGTTTCCGGGGGTTCTCCGTCATTGGCTTCACGATCTAATTTGAGTTTCTTCAACTGCAGATCAACCATTCGAAGTTTTTTGTTGAGTTTGGCTGTTTTGGCTGACACAGCGTGGCCCAACATTGAGCTGGCCACTGCAAGGATTTCAGCAGCATAGCGACTGTCCACATTCATGCCTAGATCTATTAGACTTTCAAAGGTTTCTGTGGCCTTGGCAGCCAGGTCGTCCATTTCAGAATCGCTGGCATCTAGTCCGCGCACACTGGGCAGTGCAGCATCAATCTTGTCTATGGCATCATCAATGGCAGCTAAAATAACTTGATTTTCTTCTGCACTGGCTGTTGATGCTTCTTGTTTGACAGGTAGTTCAAACAATTCTTCTAATTTTCGAGTCATACGGATATTTACCGTATTTTAGGGGGTTACTTCTTTTTACCGCCTTGATGGAAGATTTGATCTTCGTTGATAACTCTGAATTTTAACCCGTTGCGATTGCACCATTTGGTGGCCATATCCCACTTGGCGTAGTTGATAGCCACAACAGCACGATCCCTGCTGTTCATTTTGGACTCTACAATACTTTGTTTTTTGGGTTTGATCTCAATTACTTCGGTGAATGTGGTATTGTGGCGTGTTCTATATTGTACCAGGAAGTCCGGAACATAGATGCTTTGCTTGCCTGTGATGGGATTGCGATAAGGTATACGTATGCTTTCGCTGGCCCATTGCAACACATTTTCATTGGTGTCAAGAAATTTCATAAAACTGAATTCCCAACCAGAACGATAACGTGGAGTACCATTGCCCACATACTTGTGAGGATTGGTAATTTGAAAGTTGCCTTGAGCCCAATTAGCCATTACTGTATGACGTTGCGAGCAGCATAGATGTTGGGCAGCACTATCTGTCCCACACCCAACAATGTGCTGAGACTACGCTGACCATTTAGATAATATGCCAGGGTGGCTGTTAATTCCATGGGTGGCTGGCCTTGCAAGGTCTGCAACAAGGTCAACACCGGAGTATTACTGGTACTGGCAGCTCTAAACAGTGCTGTGGTAAAATTGTTGGCTGCTTCTTTGGTGTTCATCACTGTGAGAAAAAAACTGTAGACCACATTGTATTCTTCAGCAGGTACATTTTGTTCATATGCATAGAACAAATCAATGATCTTGACTGTGGGATCAGTTTTGGGATTAGGCACATTTACGCTGGTTTGAATGGTCATGTTGGTGTTGTAATGTTATGGCTGTCTAGGAGGCACAGGAAACACAGGTGTACCGCTAGGATTGTTAGTTATTCCTCTCAGTATGGCCTTGATACCATCCTTGGCTTCCTGATTGACCACTGGACGTAGATCTTGATTTTTCCAGGTTTGCCAAAGGTTCACAGATTTTTGTACTGCGCCCAGCACATTGATGTTGCCATCTCTTGTGAGGTCATTGTATATGCCAAGGCCTGCGTCAATGAGACCGCCTTGTCCCAACACAGTGTGTTGCGAACCTGGGCGTGCCAATGCACTGGTAATTGTATCATAGTAGGCAGGATCGCCAAAGCCTTGCACAAAGGTATCTGGTCTCACTCCGCCGATGTCACCCGAATAGTATTTTACAGTTTCATAACGCACATCCATGCTATGCTGCATGATGCCCGAACCTTCGCTGTAACTGTACTGATCGTGAACCCAACTTGTAATCAAGGGATTGATCAAAATGTACGCAGCATAGGAGTGTTGACTCATTCCATAGATTCTGATGTCTCTAAAAAACGGCTGCTTGCCTGAACCTGGAGTGCCTGTGTTTATACCATTGGGGCTTGTGTTGGTGTAGCTGTCTCCAATGTAACCCCAGTCATTTTGAGATCGGGTTTGAGAATAAATGTCAGATGTGGCATAACTGAAACCATTGGGGTTAAGACCGCTGGATCCGCTGGTGCCTACAGAATTTTCTGCGCTGTCATATTTGTAGGTTGGATCTGTATAGTAATAACTGAAATAGTTATACCACATATTGCGAATCAGATCTCCTTGATCATCATGAAAAGTAAACTTGCAAGGTTGATAATCAATTCTGTTTTGAACCAGTCTTTTACGATTGTACTGATTCATTGTGTCTACTGAGATTTGAAACTGTGGAAGATCCACAGTTTTGACCATGAGTCCCACTTTGGCCGCATCAGCAGAAAATACTGTTCTCAATGAAGGAATGTCAAGATTGATATTGAAATACACATGGAATAGGAATTTGTTACGAGGAGTAAATTCGTATCCATTGGTTAAAAAAGTTTTGCTGGCGTGAGTGTAGTCTCTCAGCGCATTTGCGCCAACAAAGCCTTGAAGAAAATCCTGACCGAAGGCCATGTGCTATTAGGCGTTGGTCTGAGTACCAGCCACCCCTGTGATAACATCGCCCAATGCACGACCAACAAATGTGCCCACGCCTGTACCTTGTGGCACTTGCAGTGCATTGTCGTATCTTATGGTCAGTGCAATTGTCATAGGATCATTAACATTGTAGTCTTGGTTGCCATAATCAGTTTGTGTCAAGAAGCAACCATACATTTCCCAAGTTTCAAGGATGTTAGGCTCAAGTGCACCATTGCCACCATCAAGTACTTCTAGACGAGTCAGAAACTTGTAGTCAATACCTGCAGCAGCCGAAGCTTGTTCCATAAAGTCCATTTGCTTCTGCAGTTGTTCACCAACCAGCCGTTGAACCTGACCACCTGCATCATCGCGCAGACTGCAAGTGACGTCGCCCCAAGCAGGTCTACCAGCCAATTTCAAAGTGCTGTTATAGATAGGAATAGTAATATCACCAAAAGTGACCGTTGGACGTTTGAAATTCATAACCTGTTTTGTCAACTCAGTGCGTGGTGTGCTTACACCAAAGTTTTCAAATATCACGCGAAAACGATACTGTAGTTTTGGCATCAGCAAACCCTGTGTTGGGTTGCTTTGGTCGCTTGCCAATGGAACTGTCATTCTGCTGAGTGATGATACGGCCATGTTAGTGTCTCCTATATTTCTTATTTATATCCAATTGTCAGAAAAAAAATGGGGCCAAAAAAGCGGCCCCATTGTTTTTTTGTTTCTGCATATTACGCAGCAGTTTGAGCTGCAATTTCACCGGTGTTCTTGATACGCACAGGAATATAAATGAATTCCACGGCTTTCACTGGTTCAATTGCAATGTCTACCCAAAGCTCATTGCGATCAATTCTAGCTGGAGTGTTGTTGCTGAGATCGCACACCACCAGATAATCGTAGA